AATTTCAAATATGTAAAGGTCTAATATTTGCTTACCTTAGTAGACAAATACTGATTCAAAAAGTAGGGAAATGGAGCTGGCTTACAAAAATTATATTTCCTCTTGACAAATCTTCCAGTTCTTGATATAATACTAGCTTAAAAGGAGAAACTAACCCATGAAACTATTTGACGCTATAATGAAACATAGGAACATCAAAGACGCAGCTTTAGAGCTAGAGATAAACTACAAGGACATTCATGGAATGCTACTAGAGTTAGGAGTACAACACGAACCTAGACAAAGATACAAAGAGGCAGTACAAGACTTCCTAGATGCGGGAAATCCCATACAACTTAGTCTTGACATCTAGGCTGTAGCACTTGTAGATCCTATGAGTGTAATAGCGAAGAGAAGGGTGAGAAGAGAGTAGTGGAACGCTATAAACCACTTACTCTCGCTAGACCAAGGCTTAGGCATATCGCTTACCGTCCCAATGCTTATTGCCCATGTGAGCCATCCAGAAACTATCCTCAAGAAAGGTACCATTAGCACTAATATACTCTTCTTTAGTTAACTTCGGCTGACTCCATTCCTGTCTTTCATCACAGTTCTTAATCCACATAAGATGTATAAAAGAATTATAGCTCTCTACTACTTCACTCATCTTTATCTCCTAGCCACTCAAACATACCTGTCTCAGGGTTAAACTGAGCGCAGGCTGTCTTCGCAGCAATCTGCTTCTGCTCGCTAGAAACTGAGCTCGCTCCAATCATACACCCTGCTATCAAACTGAGTAAGAGTGCTATGCCAAATACAAATTTAGTTTCATATTTCATACTAAGTATTGCTCCAGGTTAGGTGGTTCGTAGTGGGGGCCTTTCATTACTTTGCCGTCTGCATCTTTCAAGGGTCTACCATCTTCCCCTAATTTAGTAAGATTACTACGATGAACTTCATTGTAGCATTCATCCAAATCAATACCAAATGCGTGCCCCGCCCCGTATACTACATAAAGGATATCAGTAAGTGCATCTGCTACCTCGATCATGTTGCGATCTTTGATAGCCTGTCGGAGTTCCCCGACTTCTTCATCAATCAACGCCATGCGAAGGTTTTGTGTAGCTGATTCAGGCCATGTAGGATACAATGGAATGTCCTGTCCGTATGCTTCCATAAAGTCTCCAGCCATCTCAAAATTTGTAGTGCGTATCATACCTTAATCCTCTTTAGTAGTTCTTTGACTTCCTGTACAGGGTAGTCGTATAAGTGTATATTTTGTAAGCAGTCGTACATCCAACCCCATTCTTTCAGTTTACGATCTTCGGGGCTTTCCCCAATCTCAAGAGTAGCATAAAACTTAGTTCCATCCGTTATCGTCTCTTGGAGTATATCACTAGCCTCTTTATAGATTTTATCCCAGTTTGCATCAAATGCTTTTTGGTCTACAGGACGGACTTTATCGCCCTTCCCACCGTGTGTTGCTCCACTCATAGTAGGTCGCTCCATTTAGCTAGTTTCTCGCGTTTGACATCGCATCTCTCAGCGATATCCCACGCAGTTGTATATTTATGTTCCATCAGAAGATCAAGCATTACTTGTACATCCCCTGCTTCTTCAACCAACTGCTGCATCTTTGCAGGAGTTTGGCCATGTCTCAGTACCTTACTACAGGCCTGGACTAACTCACCACATTCTTCCATAGTGATTATTAATAATTGTTGCTCTAATGTCATTGGTGTATTCCTTAATTTCTAAGATACTATTATACTTACAAGGGGGCTCTTTGTCAAGAACTATTTTCATTAGTCCCACAGACTTTGATAGTACTTCCCGAAAAGACGGAAGCCATTGGCAATCCTTTCCTCATCTCTAGCCTGAGCAAACCAATCATCATCAATCTTGCTCTCAAAAGCAAAGATCATTTCAGTAAGTGCCCAGTCCCATGCCATCTCACAGTACTCATCATTAAGAAGTTTAGTGCCGAAAAGATGCTCAGGACGATCGTCTTGCTCTATCATACCTATAGAGTGCGTAGTTTCTCGTAGTTGACGTAGAAGAGGTGCAGCAATAAATGCAAGTGTATAATCAACACTCCAGCTATCGTGCTTGTGTAGTTTAACGTACTTCCGATCTTTTCCAAGTATTGCTATCATGTCTCGCTCCTAGTAATTACGAATTATAACTCGTCTGCATTTCTCAAAGTTTATCATACTCCACCGTACTCCGTAGAGATCATCGTCTAATTTAACCGAGAAGGTTAGCCAGACTAATAGTAGTATTCTTAGTATCCAAATCATGTTTGTGCCTCGTACTCTTGTATTACCTGCTCTGATGCTTTAACCCACATCTCTTGCATTTTAGTCTGGTAGACATCCATTTTGTAGTTAGACACAACCCATACTGCTACATTATATGTTTTGCCGTGAGGTGAAAGACACCAAGTTAGATCAGTCATTTTATTGTCCTTTTTCAAGTTTATGAAGGTATTATACGCTTAGATAAGTAAAATGTCAAGAAGTTTTTAAGAAGGGGTGAGTAGTTTTAAGACATACTCAGGTCGGCCCTAAGGTAAGGGCTAGCAGGTGTGTGCGATATACCAGTAGCAGGCACTCTCTTTGCTCTGGAGAGGGGGACTTATTTGTTCACCGTTTTCGTGCCAGTACCATACCCAGCAATCTTCTTCTTTATCGTATAACTTTATTAGTTTTATAGTAAGTTCCACCCATGGTTGGCAATTGCATTTAGTATTATAAAGATACAAGTTGCCACATGAAGAAACCACCAAAAAGTGCGAATGACTGCAACGCTATTAGCTTGACGATCTGTTTCTCCAACTTTCTCTCCTAGTGATTTAGCCCAAATTCTCCAGATACCTCTGATCATTGCATATGTCCTTAGTTTCATCATTTTAATGGCAACTGCCCCTCCTCTAGATACCAAGGTATCTCTGTCCTGCAATCAGGACATAACTTTACGTTCTGTGTAGTTATTTGAATTAGGTGAGTGTTACCACAGTTGGGACACTCTTTAGTCGTTTGTTTCATTAGTATGCCCTTGGTAAAAGGCTTCGAGGTTTTTCTTCTTTCTCTCTTCTGCCTTATATATTTGGTAATCAAGAGCTGCCCCATATGCTGCTAGGAACAATATGATAACCGTAAGAGTTGCTAAAAAGTTTGTAAATAATTCCATCAGTCTTCCTCCTCCCAAAATAGGTCTGTTAGTACCTGCTCGAGTCCGTAGGCTTCAACTTCCCACGGGGTTTCTAAGTATTCTAGGTTGGAGCAGTCAACTTCGATCTCGCCACGGGTCCAGATATAGTCTATCGAGTTAATCTGGTTCCGTGCAAACTGTTTGGCGTGAACTAATTCGTGTGCAAGGTTGGATGCAAACTCGTGAGGCTCAAATTCTTCAATCGAGCCACAGTCCATACGAAAGTGAGTGGCTAGGTCTATCATTACACCCTTATCATCACCAGTACAAAGACCTGCAAACTGGCCTTTCTTCACAAATTTCCGTAAATTAATGTCAATATCAAAGTATGGTTGGTTATCACCAAACAAACTGTTGATACAGTCCTGCGTAAAAGCTCTCAGCTTTTTGCTAGGTTTCTTGCCTTCTATAAAATACGTTATCATTGCTTAGTTCTCCAATTTATAAAGTATTATACCTGTTTATAAGGGTTTTGTCAAGAACTATTTGGGATCTTGCCGTTTCTTCTCCCTGTTCTTTGCAGCAGCTTTCTTTCTCTGCTTCTTAGTAGTAGGCTTCTCATAGAACATTTTCTCTTTAAATGCCATGAGTACTCCACTATCATTAGTCTTGCGGCGAAAGAGCCTTAAAGCTCCCTCTACATTATCTCCTCGTACTTTAACTTTCATTCGTCATCATCCCATTCGTCTTTCTCTCTTAGAAATATCCACAAGAAAAGTAGGCCAATGATAAGGGTGATTTCGTTCTCCCCCGGCATCATTTAAACCTAAAGCCTCTCGCCTTGAGATAGTTCACTTGGTTGCGTATTGCTTGTTCTGACCTATCAGGAATCATGTAACATATCTCGTCAATAGAGGCATGATAGTAATAGACGCTGAGCAATCTACGCTCCGCTTCAGACCAAGGTTTCTTTTTATATTTTTTCATTGGAGTATTATAATTGAAGACGGGTAAATTGTCAAGAAATTTTTCACTATTGGTGGTGAGTATAGAAAAATTATTCTTGACAAGCGTGGTCATTTAGGATATAATACGCCCATATTCAGAATTATTTTAGTCTCTAACTTGAAGAGACGCTTATTTAGTTCTTGACAACTTACTGAATGTTCAGTATAATGGTTTTTTAAAGATTGAGAAGCCATAAAAACGGAGAGTTATATGTTAGAGCTAGCAGTATTTTGCTTCTGTGTAATAGGAAGCGGTGTTACCTGCCACGCCCTCGGAAAGAAGGAGGGCATAGAGAGCACTATTGAACATCTGGTAGACGCAGGTATGTTAGAGCTAGATGAAGAATAAGTATAATATAAGAACTACGCAGGTCAAGGACAAGATCCAGTATACAGTAATAAATACAGAAACCAAAAGAACCTATCTGATAACTAGTAGTTTAAAGATAGCACAAGATCATTTAACTTATTTAATAAAGGAACAATTCGATGCCAGCCAAGTTTAAAGAATCAGTAAAAACATTAGTAGATCGCCAAGCTAAGAAGTACAAGACTACTCATTACTATATGCACGCTACTTCTACGGCAGAGCTACAGGAAGCATATAGCCGAGCACAGACCTTGCCTAAGCACAAGCAGCGTATTCGTAACGAACTAGTAAAGCGCAACGCACTATGAACAAAGTAGTGATCTATAGCAAGGACGATTGCGTTTACTGTGATAGATCTATCGCTTCTGCAAAGCAGTTAAATGCGGCCTATGGAGTTAAACTCGTAGTGTTAAAGCTACGAGAAGACTACAGCCTAGAGGAGTTCAGAATGATCTTCCCTAATGCCACCACATTTCCTCAGATAGTAGTAGACGGAGAGAAGGCAGGCGGTTGGCAGGAGTTCACAGACTTAGTAATGAACACAGAATTTTAGGCATCTTAGACTCGCCTTTAAGTAGTCTATACGTTGGTCAGAGACCTAAGAAGACGGAGAAAGAAGTGATTGATAGAAAAGAGGCCGCTTGCTGGTATTGCAATGTGGTTACAGCCATAGGCTGTTTAGCCTTGCCTTTCGTAACCATTTACGCCAGCGCAATCTAAGGAGATAGCATATGAATAGAGAGAACGTAAGAAAGCAGTTAGAAATAGACGAAGGCGTAGTATATGAAATCTACGAAGACCACCTTGGCTATGCCACATTTGGAATCGGACACTTAGTGAAGAGACTAGATCTAGAGCATGGTTGGAGAGTAGGAACCCCTGTTTCTGAAGAGCGAGTAATGCAAGCATTTGAGGCTGACTTTAATAACGCCGTTCGAGAGTGCGCGATTCTCTATGATATGTGGAATACCTACCCAGAGGAAGTCCAAGAGATTTTAGTGAATATGCTATTTAATCTTGGGCGACCTCGACTTGGTAAGTTTAAAAACATGAAAAAGGCATTGGATTCCCGGTGCTGGACACTTGCTGCTACCGAAGGAAGAGACTCCCGTTGGTACGACCAAGTAGGCAATCGTGCTGAGCGATTGATGACGAGGCTAGAAAATGTTACAGATAATTAGTGCACTCGCAGGGCCGGTTACTGGACTGCTAGATAAGTTTATTGAAGACAAAGACGTAAAGAATCAACTGGCTCACGAAATTAGTACAATGGCAGAGCGACACGCTCAAGACCTAGCCAAAGGTCAGTTAGAAGTCAATAAGGTCGAGGCCGCACACAAATCAATGTTTGTAGCAGGCTGGCGCCCCGCAGTAGGTTGGGTATGTGTACTAGGTATGCTGTCTAACTTTATTGTAATTCCAATGGCTAACTTTGGACTAGCAATCTCTGCTAGTGACATTGTGATACCATTAATCTCCACATCCGAGATGATGCCTGTACTCATGGGTATGCTTGGGCTAGGTGCTATGCGCACTGTAGAAAAAGTTCAGAAAGTATCCCGCGAGAAATAAAATAATTCTTGACAAAGTACTCTTTCTTTAGTATAATAGTTGTTCAAATTTAGAGAGAGTACTATGAGCGATTCCGACAACATATCAGAGACCTTAAACAGCATCTATGTAGGTGCAACCGACCTTTTAAAAGAAGGAGCAGAGCCTCTAGAAATAGCCGCTTGTCTTATAAAAGTAGGTCTTACTTTCTACAAGACTGCCCTATCGCCAGAAGAATACGACATGATAGTTGACACTATCAGTGAAACACGGCATATGATAACAGACGGCCACAAAGACGAGAGCCCAGAAAGTAGAGTATTTCACTAATGAATTTATTTTACCTAGACGAAGACCTAGACAAATGTGCAGAGTATCATGTCGACAAACACGTTAACAAGATGATACTAGAAGCCGCACAGCTTATATGTACTAACCTATGGTTAGATCATTTATTCGGGTATATCCCTCGTAATATTACTAAAGAAGAGAATGCAGTTCTCCAAACAACTCGTAAGCAACAGAAAGAGTTGCCTATGGAGGAGCGCATCTTCCCGTATCTACCAACCATGTTCAATCATCCTAGCTGTGTATGGGTTCGTACCTCTATGGAAAACTTTGCGTGGACACACAACTATGCTAACGCTTTAGGTAGCGAAGCACACTACCGTTATGGTAGTACTCATAAGAGTCTGACTATGATTAATAATCTACCAGACCCACAACATATACCTGACATCGGCTTTACCGAGTTCGCACTCGCTATGCCAGAAGAACTAAGAGACACTAATGATCCTATACAATCTTATCGTAATTTCTATATGCTTGACAAAGGCGTATTCGCAGACTGGAAGTTCAGAAACAAACCCCACTGGTGGGACGAAGAGCTTGCAGACTACGAAAAAAGAATCTCTGGCCAGTAGACTTTGGAAGTGGCTAACCAGATACGTAACCTAAACAGGAAGTACCAAATGAGCAGTAACGTAAAACTAATATCAGCATCACACGATAATATGCTAGAAGATATTGCAATGATGGCTAGAGTATCAAACCCTAGTAACCAGTATAACACTGAAACTTCAGAGAAGTTAGTGCGGTATCTTATCAAGCACAACCACTGGTCGCCCTTTGAAATGGCTAGTATCACTCTGGAAATTAATACTACCAGAGATATTGCACACCAGATAGTTCGTCACCGTAGCTTCGCATTCCAAGAGTTCTCTCAGAGGTACGCCGACCCTGCGGCGATGGGTTATCCTTTCGAGCTTCGAGAGGCCCGACTGCAAGACCCTGCTAATCGACAGAACAGTGTAGAAACTAATGATAGTTTGCTAGAGCAACATTGGATACAGCAGCAGAAACGTGTTATTGAATCAGCAGCTACTGCGTATAAGTGGGCACTTGATAACGGCATTGCTAAAGAGCAGGCCAGAGCTGTGCTTCCAGAGGGCTTAACGAAGACTCGTCTTTATATGTCAGGGACTGTAAGATCGTGGATTCATTACATAGACGTACGAACTACACCAGGCACTCAGAAAGAACATATGGACGTTGCACGAGAGTGTGCGTACACAATTAATAAGTTCTTTCCTATGATTAAAGACTTTGTCCACGACTAGAAGATGCCCTGAATGTTATCAGAACCTAAGCTATGAAGAAGCGTGGTTCGATAGCATACATATATGTTCCAATTTTACAGCAGGAACAAGCTATTACGAATCAAAGGAGCTATTAATGAGTAAAGATATTAGACAGTTGCGGGGTATATTGAGACAAGAAGGCGGAAGCCACTACCACACAGCAATTCAACCGATTGAGTACATCCATGCTAATGAGCTGGGCTTTATCGAAGGTAACATCATTAAGTATGCCACTCGCCATAAGTCAAAGAACGGGGCGGAGGACATTAAAAAAATTATACACTATTGTGAACTATTATTGGAGCTAGAGTATGGCCAGAAATGTGAAGAAGAAGGACTACGAGAATTTAACACCAGCGAACATCGAGAAGGTGATAGCACTTCTAAACCCGAGTTCTTCGGACGAAGCTACGGCATCCACAAAACCGATAACTAAGAAGCAAGCGTGTGACATCTTAAACAT